AGAGGGAGTCGAACCCTCGTCCAAACAGTTCAGCCATAGGAAACTAAATACACGCTTTTGCCATTACTGGCACTTGGGGCTGACTGGAAGTCAACCAATCCACCACTCCATTTTGAGAAAACGGAGAAAACACTCTCTCACATATTGCATCTGATGTTATCTCTGCCCCAGTTATTGAGAGTTGTGACAGTCTATCTTCAGGTATAATAGTGGCTTACCTCCTCCGTGCATCAGAGCAAATTAAGCACTGGGACTTCGGACTACCAATCTTAGTTTCCCCTCAGATTTAGCTACACACCCTTTCAGATTATCTGTCTCTTGGTGAGTTTCTGTTTCAGGCACTCACCTTGCCTAGCACTTACGCAGCAATCCTGAGGACTGTTTTGCTGGCAGGAGTCATTACAACTACCTTAGCATTTATTGGTTTACCATTTCAAGGCATGGATGCCTGCGTGATTTCCTACCACATTCCTGCTGTCAAAACCGTGATAACCCCATTGAGTGACCCTTAGCCACTCATATGCTGACAGGTCTAGAAGATGTAAATGATGGGCCTTGGTAGGCAGGGAAAGTCCAATCATAAACTCTTCTTGACCCGCTAGTTTTCAAAAAACCCTACTCTGTTTCACAACAGTGTAGGGCCAAACAATAACTAAAAACCTAAAACTATAAATATTACTACTAACCTAAAACAAATCGGAGTACTCCCTGTAGGACTCGAACCTACAACCCACAGATTAGAAATCTGTTGCTCTATCCATTGAGCTAAGGGAGCATATACCTCTATATTCACATACTGAGGTATTGTTCTGTTTACACATAAACAGCGTAAGTAGTACATTGTACTGCCTAGGAGACTCGAACTCCTAATAGCCACATCGAAAGTGTGGTGACTTAACCAATTTGTCCAAGGCAGCAAGTGAGTGTGTATAGTGTTTCACACATGGTAATTCATACCATTATTGTTCGTGGTACTAGCACGCTACATATTGTTTGCACAAACTCCCACACTCATCAATCACATGGTGATGTACCCCCAATAGGAATCGAACCTATATCTACGGTTTAGGAAACCGTTGCTCTGTCCGTTGAGCTATGGGGGCAGGAGTGGCATAAGCCACTCATGTAGTATCAGAGGATGTCAGCCTGCTCATCTTCTAAGCCCATAGATTGCAGCATATCCTTTACTGCACTCTCTGCATCTACTCTTTCCTCAGGGTGGTCAAGCATATAGATGAGAACCTCTGAGTTCATGTCATTGAGACCATCCATAAGGTTGAGGATGTCTACCTGCTTCAAACTGCCAAATGCTACAGTCTTCAAGACGAGCATCTTCTGCTTGGTAGACAGTGGAGCAAGTGCATTGGCACAAGTAATGAGGGCATCTTGTGTTTCCTCTTCCCTGTTACACTCATCCACTAAGGGCTGTTGAATACTTGCAGGAGCTACGACGTTGCTACCTGTCATTGTTAGCATAAAATGAGCCATTCTTCTTTTTGGCTCACTTTCTTTCCTGCGCATTGCTAACTGGTTACGCAGTGCTTCACTGTTGTTCATCTTTTTTTTTTTTAGGTGATACATATCATGTAAGCTCATGTGCCTCCATTGTTGCAAGGTAGGCATCAGCTTCCATTTCTTCTATAGTAGTTTCCATTTCCTTCTTATATAGGTTCATCACCTCATCAAAAGGCAAATGGCCGAGATTGTTCTGCTTTACAAAAGCTTCCAGGTCTTCAAGGGTAAACATAGTGAACTATTGATTTGTTTCACAAGTTGCCTTCAACTCACAAGGAATAAATGTGGACATGACAAGTATTACCTCATCATTCTTTACTCCACATTTCCTTGCTATATCAGGTATGCACCTTTGGATATATCCTTCAATGCACTCTTTCTGTTCCTTCGTCATAAATTCCTAGAGATAAAGTAACATAGTATTCCTGATGCTATAACTCCTAATACAAACCAGATTAATGCACCCATGCGTATTCTCCTATATCTAAAGCAGCTTCAGCATAGTGTAAATCATCCCAATCCTCTTCCCAGCTTGAACCACCTTCTGAGGCTTTGGTACATTTTACTCTACACCAATCCTTGCTTCTGTCTATCTCCAACACCTCAAACTGGAGAGGTGTGGAAGTAGCAAAGTTTTGTCTAAACTTGCTACCCACACTCAATGTTGCCATATTACTCTTCCTTATATGCTTGAGGGTTGATTTGCTTACCTATTTCAGGCATATACTGCTTATACTCTTTTCCAGTCTTTTTCGAGACCTTAATAATAAAAGCTTTGCCTTTAGCTGAGAGATACACTGGATATGAATTACCCTTGTTGTCCTTATATACATAGGAAGTCTTGGTGGCAGACTTTGTCTGCCCCTCTGACTTCTTCTGCACAAATGTGTTGCCCTGTCTTTCAACATTCTGAGCTGCTGCATCTATCAAGCAACCCAAGGCTAGCAACATTAGCACAATAGCAATAAAGCGTCTCATTGTTATGCTCATTTTAGTGACTTTTCAATGTAATATGTACCTGATAGCTTATAGAGGTCTCTAATTGTGAGAATGTTCCTGCACATCCAGTAGAATAGTATATTGATAACTAACCAAACTACTATGAGTGACCAACGATGCTCCTCAATCATAGACTCAAGACCTAAGATAAATAGGAGGATGGATAATGCACTCACCCAGAGTAGCATACCCTTGTAGATTCTAATAAATGTCTTCATTGTTTTATGTTTTTAGACTGTTATTGTTCTATACTCATTTAATAAATGGTTGCCTCTGAAGCCCTTGAGCTGTATTGGGTCTTCATCACCATGATGGTCAAACCAATCAGACCACTCCTTGCCGTTTCTACCCCAAAATTGGAATCTTTTCTGTCTCTTTTCCATAATCTTAAAGTTTAATGACTAGTTGCGGAGGTAATTTCTTTGCCTCATGCTCACTCAACCTAATAGTCTTGCCAAAGCATTTAGCAGAATAGCGTGGTTTAACACTAATAGTAATAGTCACTTCTATGATGTCCTTAATACTAGCTATGATACCTCTCTTAGCTAAATTCTCTTGCACAAATAATAGATGTGACTTGCGTACATAGGAGCCTCTGCTACTAGCAAGGCAATTCCTACTGAATCTGTTTCTTTTGTCCATTGGTTTTTTATTTATTGTTTGTACTTGGAGGCATGGATGGAATCGAACCACCAACACACAGGTTAGTCCCTGCTGCTCTGCCATTAAAGCTACATACCTCTTTTTTTTTATGCCTACCTTACCTTATATTGGGTACCTCGCAACTCACAGTAACGGAAATCAACTCTGTTGGTCATACCATATGGTCATACCTCAAGTATCTAGTTCTGGTCTTGTTCTTCACACCTCACAGGAATTACCCTCTGTATTCTACTTGAACTCACTATCTTTGCAAATCTTCTCACTACTTAGTCATCCTCGATACCTAGTCGCAGTCAATCAGCCTGAAATAAGTCCAACTAGGTGTAGAGATAAAATACTCATTACCTGTTCCTAATATTTGCTCCTGGATTACCCTTCTAGAGAGAATTTACCTGTTCATAAAGCGTAGATTTTGCTCTTATATCCTACGACTTGTGATAAAAGCATAAAAATATGTCTTGGTCTTAATGACCTTTTCTGCTCTGTATTACACATCAGGGTGTGGTTGGTAGGCTAATTCTCTACCCCTAAATGTAGGGAAGGATGATAAGACCAACCAACCACACACCAACAGACAGTCCTGTAACTCATTGAACCTCAATGTATTAATGCTCAAGGGATAAAGAAAAGGTAAAAGGCTTTCCACACTCAGTTTGTCAGACAAATGAATGATTGAAGCCTTGAACCTATTAATGTCCAAAGGCAATACTATTAATGTTCAAAGGACAAATAAGGAAGCGGGCATAGCCCGCTGTCCTCTAGAATGTAGCCAGTACAGGAGCACCACCTGTGCCTTCCTCATGCAGCATCCAGAACTTGCCATCTGGATTACGCTCAGTGGCTTCACCTTGTACCAGTGAAATCATTGGACGCTGTGGAATACCTTTGGCGGCAACTGCACCTGTCTTTGCACCGAAGGTCATAAAGAGCTTACCTGTGTTGGGGTTCTGCTTGACCTCAATGCGTTCTACACCCTGAGCACGCTTAAACTGCTCAACTGTCAAAGTCTCAAGAAATGCTAAATTGTTCATAAAGCTTGATGTTTGTGGATTATGCGACAATATTGTCTGACCACGGGGTACAACCCCACTGGCTAAGGGATGGGGAGGGTGTGGTTGGTGTATATCCTGCACCCGACTATAAATCAAAGTTTCAAAAAAAAAAAAATTTCTATTAAAAATCTATAATACACCTAAGGATTTTACTTAACCTCTTGCATATATCAAAATAATGTATTATCTTTGCACCCTGATAGAACATCAGGTGTGGATGTTACCACCCTAGAGGAGTCATTAGTATAGGGTCAGAAGTCGGGTTAATACCTTAATATAAAGGGAAGTTGTCCCCGATACTATCACAAAATGCTGTCATATAAAACACCTTGCTAGAGCCAACACATCTGAGAAAAGGCACAGGGAAATCTAGCCTAGGGGGATAACCAAGAACGGGGGTGCTGAAGTTGACAGTTAAAAGGAGAGGTATATCACACCTCTTTGCTGAGGTCAGGGATATATTATATCCTTTCGAGATTACATTAAGGGGACAAGCCCCAAATTCAATCTTCAAGACCAACTATGAAAAGGTTAGTGATTACAGAGAGTGAAGAGGTAATATGTATAGACACAGGTATCAATGATGATTGTGGTAGTACTATTACTGAGGAGAAGTTACTAAATATGTGTATGTAATGGCAAAAGTAAAGTGGATAGATGTGGACATCTACAAATGTCAGTTAGCTGTCTTTATAGGTGGTCACGAAGAGTTTAAGAAGTGGGTGAAGAAGGAGTACACTGACCCAAGTGAAGAAGGGTTCGTGGAATTAGTAATGGAAAGTACAGATGAGGCTCAGGCTTCACTATGGTGGAATGGTGATAGGAGCTGCATTATAGAACTACCATACTGGCCTAGGAAACCTAAAGAACTTGGTTGGGCAAACCATGAACTGCTCCATTCTACTTTCCATATACTAGATGGTGCTAGAGTAGAGTATCATAAGGGTGAGAGCAATGAGTCTTTTACTTATCTGCTTGAGTACTTGACTAGGAATTTATATGATAAGGAAGGATATGAAACTGTTTAAGACTATAGGTAATTTCCTTATGGATTGGGTATGGCAGCTGCCACAGAACCTCATAGGTCTGATATACTACCTATTCATTTGGGAGGACATAACAAAGAAGTTCTTTGATGAGGAAGGACACTACCATATTTTATTAAAGGAAACCAATGGTGGTGTTACTCTTGGAAAGTATGTCTTTGTATATAAAAGGTTCAATGACCTTGCAAAGGTCATCAAGCATGAGTCAGGTCATGTGAAACAGAGTAGGATTCTAGGACCACTCTACCTGCTAGTGATTGGTTTGCCCTCTATTATATGGGCAGCTACACATAGGACTATAGCCCCAGATAAGGACTATTATTGGTTCTATACAGAGGCTTGGGCTAATAAATTGGCAGGAATTAGTTAAATATTGCAAAAATATTTGGTGGTTTCAAGAAAAAGTTGTATCTTTGCACCTGAATTGAGAGAGATACTCCTCCAATAAATATATGTGAGGAAGTCGGGCACCTCACTTAGAACTCCTTTTGGAGGTTCATAAGGGGTTCTAAAATTGGGTTATAGCGCAATGGTAACGCACAGGATTTTGGTCCCTGATATTCTAGGTTCGACTCCTAGTGACCCAACAAAATGCAGCCATCCCTGCTAACAGGTTAGGCAACTACACTCTCAATGTAGAAATCAGGGTTCGAGTCCCTGTGGCTGTACTAGGAGTTCTTTGACATACTGACACACTATTATAGGATATGTGGTGTAATAGGTAACATACCACCCTGTCACGGTGAAGTTAGGGGTTCGAGTCCCCCATATCCTGCAAGATACCACACCTATCTAGTCCACATAGGCACAGCGGTGTAATGTGGCAGTTGGAGAGTTAAGCCTAATTGGTAAGGCAGTAGTCCTGAAAACTACTAGTAGTCGTGAATAGCGGTGTGTGGGTTCAAGTCCCACACTCTCCTCTCTTTATTATATAGGTGTAGCTCAGTAGGTAGAGTTCTTGCTTTGGGAGCAAGATGTCGCAGGTTCGAGTCCTGTCACCTATACTATTGGAGGTGAGAAGCCTAGAGGTAAGGTCTTGGTTTGCTAAACCAAAGGTTCAATAAAATGGATGAGTTTCGATTACTCCTGCCTCCGCTTAAATTGGGGTTGTAGCTCAGATGGCTAGAGCATCTGCTTTGCAAGCAGAGGGTCGAGGGTTCGAGTCCCTTCTTCTCCACACACGGATTCTTGTTCATAATGTTAATGGAGCCTAGCTAGAGGGTAAAATCTAGCAATCGGGGATATAGCTCAATGGCAGAGCAACTGGCTGTTAACCAGTAGGTTGTGGGTTCGACTCCCTCTATGCCCGCAAGGTTGTGATGCAAGCACTCCGAGGTCAGCATGACTTGCAAATGACTGACTGCCTCTACTCTGAAAGACTCCTGAGTGCAATAAGGGAGTGTAATCAATGAGAAGGGATGACGAAAGCAGGACACAGGGATTTCACTGCCCACAGAGCCTGCTTACCTTGGTCTTTAGTGGAATGGTAACACGTCAGATTCTGGCTCTGAAGATTGGGAGTTCGACCCTCTCAAGACCAACATACAGGGGCATAGTTTTAATGGTAAAACACTGGTCTCCAAAACCAGATTTGGGGGTTCGATTCCTTCTGTCTCTGCCCTAACTTTTAACAAGTTTACATTATGATTACAGGTTTGATTATTGCAGGTGTTTGGCTGGCAGGTAGTGTTGCAGCTTGGCATCTAGGTGTTAAGGATTGGGATAATCCTAAGTGGGAGAATGTTGCATTGAGCCTTGCATGGCCTTGCATCCTACCTTTGTGGTGCATCCATAGGATTCACAATGGTCATTGGTAATGACCATATTGGGATATAGCTTAGAAGGTTAAAGCGTTTGACTGATAATCAAGAGACCACAGGTTCAAGTCCTGTTATCCCAACTGTACTAGTAGCTTAATGGTAAAGCCCCTGATTGTGAGTCAGGTGTATGTGAGTTCGAGCCTCACCTAGCACCCTTCTCGGTTGTCGTGAGACAAGTCCTTTCACACGCGGTTTTTCGTTTACTTTTTTCATGTTTTCGTTTTGTTTTTCCTCCTGCCTGTGAAGGTCGGAGGTTTTTGTTCTCTTAGCTCAGCGGTAGAGCAATACACTTTTAATGTATGGGTCCAGGGTTCGAGTCTCTGAGGGAACACACTTTTAGTTATTAACCCTTAAAAGTGTATTGAATATGAAAAAGATTAAGAACATTTGCAAGAGGGTACTGAAGGCTTATTGTAAGGGAGCTGTTATGATGTACCCAACTGGTACTATTCCAGTAAGGATTGACCTATAGGAGGTCAACCCTTTCACTTGAGGGTAATAATTACATTGGAGTATAGATAGCTGGAAAAATCCGCAGACTGTAAATCTGTCGTCTTTTGACTGTGGGGGTTCGAGTCCCTCTGCTCCAACTAATATAATGGACACTTGGCAGACTTGGTGTATGCGCTGGACTGAAAATCCAGAGAACGAGGTTCAACTCCTTGAGTGCCCACACTATGTATTGCAGAATCAAGAATCAAGAATGTCCTCATGCAGGAGAATTGAAGATGAAGGGCTGTGAGGAAATAGGTGAGAAACCAGGTGTATATGCTTACACTATATGCTATAAAGAAGGTGGCAGGTTGGCTTGTACCCTAGGTATTTAGTGGGAAGATGGTGGAATGGTAGACACGCTAGTCTTAGGAACTAGTGCAGAAATGTGTAAGGGTTCGAGTCCCTTTCTTCCTACTTTAGTTAAACAATGTTAAGGTATTGCACTTTTTGACCAAAACATTTGGTAGTTTCAAATAAAATGCTTACCTTTGCAGCATCAAATTAATAATTATGGCAGAGACAAGGAAATTAACAGAGGATGAACTCAGGTGGAGAGCAGAAGAAGATGCAAGAACACTTGAGAGATACCAAGAGATTATCAATGATAAGGCAAGGCTTGACAGAGCCTTGAAGGTAGCTGAGAAGCAAGTTGATAATCTACAGGAGAGGGCTAAGGCACTGAGCAAGTCCATCACTGGTATCAAGAAGAAGAAATAAGCCTCTTTAGCTCAGTTGATAGAGCAACTGATTTGTACTCAGTGGGTCGAGGGTTTGAATCCTTCAAGAGGCTCTCTAACGAAGAGGATAATACTAGAATAAGACTCAACGTAACTTACAGGCTGTTGCCCTTAACACCAGTTTCTATAGAGGGGTACAACATAAGATTAGCCCTGTCAGGTGTCGTATTACCTGCCCTAGTTGTCGGGGATGAGCAATGACAACAAATGTAGGTATAGCACAATGGTTAGTGTGCCAGACCACCACTCTGGATATGAGAGTTCGATTCTCTTTACCTACTCAACATCGCGGTATAGACTGGAGGAGGTTCCAGCTCAGTCTCATAAGCTGAATAACGTGGGTTCGAGTCCCACTACCGCAACTAAATTTTAGGAAGATGAAGAAGAAAATTGATGCACTTATTTCAAAAACTCTGGCTGATTTGCTTGATGCACTCAACAAAGAAGCCGTACCTAGGGAAGATGTAGTCAACATACTACAGGACACTCAGGGTCAGTGGACAGCAATTTATTACCATTAACAATTAAATTATGGAAGACAAGGAGAAGCAGTTACAGGAACCTATCTCCCTTGAGGAGTTCAAGAAAAGGGTTCACGAAATGGCAGCAGCCAATCACCAGCAAGTAGTTGATGACTTTGAGAAGGGAATCCTTCACTTGAGAGACTACAGTGGTGTAAGAAAGTTCAAGTCCATCAGAAGGGCTATTAGAAGAGGTCATGTTTCACTTTATGGTGAAGTCTATCCAAAGAGACCATTCAAGAACATTTCAACCAAGCATAACAGAGGAGGTCATGTTATTGAGGTCAAGACTAACACCTACATGAAGAAGAGGTATTATGAGCAACTTAGTCACAAAAACAGAAAAGTCGCCTGAGGATTATAATCAGGAACCAGTGTACTACTGTAAGCACTGCCTCTCTCTCAGGATAATGGGAGTAGCTGGCATGGATGATGCAGAGTACTGTGATGAATGTGGCTCTACCAATATAGAGCAGACCACCATTGAAGAATGGGAAAGAATGTATAAGGAGAAGCACGGAATCAGTTATTTAGATAACAAATATTAATATTATGGCAGAGAAGAAAGACATTAAGGAAAAGGCTGAGGGTCAGAAGCTGACTTATGAACAGCTGGCAGCTTATGCACAGCAGACATCAGCACAGGCAAAGAAGATTTGGGAAGAGAACCAGATGCTTAAGCAGGCCCTCAATGAGGCTAATATGACTAACAACTTTAAGGAAGTTGAGCTTGCTCTCAGATGCCTTGACCATGCTGAAATGTTCTCACCTGAGTTCATTGAAGCAGTAGTAAAGAGACTAGAGGAGGTACTTACTCCACAACCACAAGATACTCCTGAGAAGGAGGAAAAGAAGGAGGATAAGTAATATGGAAACCAAGAAGAGGGCTAACAATGTAATAAGAATACCAACCTCCTTACAGGGCAAGTTCTTTAGGATTTGGTTTGAGTTCCTAGCCCCCTTGCATGGTCTGACAAATAGGGAAATGGATGTCATTGCATCCTTTGTCAAGCAGAGGTTTGAACTCAGCAAGGCTATCAAGGATGAGGAACTGCTAGACAAGGTGGTTATGAGTGACTCCACCAAGGCCAAAGTCAAAGAGGAATGTGGTGTGTCAGATGCCTTCTTCCATGTTATCATGGGGAAACTAAGGAAGAACAAGATTATTGTGGGTGATAGAATCAACCCCAAGCTTATTCCAAAGGACCTCAGTGACGGAGATACTTCATTCCAACTACTCTTACATTTTGACCTAGATGGAAACAGTAATAAGTGAACTGGCTAGGAGATTGAACTTACCTCCAGAGGTAATAGTAAAGACCTACAAAGCCTACTGGCTATACATAAGGGAGACCATACAAGGTCTCCCTCTAAAAGATGACTTAGGAGAGGATGAGTTCAAGAAGTTGAGACCCAACTTCAATATTCCTAAGCTAGGGAAACTTACTTGTACCTACAAGAGATACATAGGTGTTAAGAAGAAACAACAACATATAAAGAGAAGAAGCAATGGGAATCAATATCAAGAAGATTAGACCAATGAATGTCTGTATTGTTACTACCAAAGAGGAGTATGAGGAAGATACAGGTAAGGGTGGTCTGATTACCAAGACAGCAGGTACTCTCAAGGAATATCAGAGAGTAGTAGCTGTTGGTCCAATGGTAAGAGGTATTAAAGAGGGAGACCTTGTAGCTATCAACCCCAAGAGGTATGCTAGATACAAGCATGAGAAAGGCTCACTCAAAGATGGTGTTATCACAGATAATCCTGTGCTATCATACAATTTCAATGTGATTGAGCTAGACCATGTTCCTCATTTACTTCTTATAGACCAAGACATTGACTTTGTAATTGAGGACTATGAAGAGGAGCCAGACACCCCTGCAAAAACATCACCTATCATTGTTCCTCCAGCACCAAAGATTATTGTGTAACAATATAGCCTAGGGGTTATCCTCTAGGCTTTTTTCATTTAAGTATGATTAAGCTATTCAAATATGAAGGATATGCAGTAACAGTGGAGCCTGAGGCTATCATGCTTGCTCCTTTCAAGGCATTATGGGATAGGGATGAAGACCCTGCAAAGTCTCTTGCACAGCAGGAACTTGCCTATATCTACTTCATGGGAGACCCTAGAAGTGACTATCAGTACTTGGTAGATGAAGAGGTAAGGTCTGAGGAGATTATCAAGGGTCTTGGTATGCCAGAGGGATGGGAGCCTGATGAGGCAGTTGACAGGGCATTGGTATTCTATGAGAGTTTCAAGCCCATGTCAGCAGGTCTGCTTGAAGACACAAAGTATGTGGTCAACAAGCTAAGAAAAGAGCTGAGGGAAATGGACTTCAATGAAAGGGATGACAAGGGTAAGCCAGTCCATACATTGCAGTCTATCACTGCTACACTAAAGCAGATTCCAAGTCTTGCCAAGGAGTTGGATGAAGCAGAGAGAACACTCGGCAAGGATATTGTTGCTGAGGCTAGGGCAAGAGGTTCACAAACTAAAGCATTACTTGAAGATGAGGATTAACGATATTTGTGAGTGTGCCAACACTCTGTTAGATAAGGAGAGAGCCATCAAGGGGATAACCAATAATACCTTCTTCACCTCTAGGAAGTTCATAGAGAAGAAGATGGGTGCTATCAAGGAGTTCTCCATCTTCATTGAGTTCAACAACAAGGGTGTATTTACTCTCAAGCACACAAGAAGAGCAGAAGTTGGTCAGGAAGATACAGTATGGCAGGAACTGGAAGTAGAGGCTACTGCTGGTTTCATGGGTATTCTCATAAATGGGAAAGGTGTCCTCTCTTGGGATAAATTCGTAACTGGGGAATACAATGGAATTGAAGGATGATTTTTACATACCTACCAATGAACTACAGACAGAGATAACCAAGGATTTCCTAGAGTCATTACCTGGTGAGGTTGCTGAACAGCTGCTTGATTGTGTGACAAACATTGAGTATGTCAGGAACCTTATCAGTCCTAATAGGAAGAGAGCAAGGGACTTGCCACAAGATGAGAAGGGCAGGATAATAGTGGACCTCACTAATCCCCACATACTTGAGGACATGGACTACTTCAGGCCCTCAGCTCTGCATTTTAAGAAGTGGAACTGTTTCACATTCCTCAGACCTAATCCCAACCCCAATAGTGAATACAAGAAGTGGATTAATGAGGAGAAGAGAAGATGCAGGGAAGGGTATGTCAGAGAGTCTGATGGTGAGTGGGTTACAGGGTATATGTATTGGTACATGAATTACTGCCCAATCATGCTTACCAAGATTACTGCTGGTAAGAAGAAGGCAGACAGAATAGAGGACTTCCCAGAGACTTGGGAAGGTATCTATCTGAGGTTCCACTATATAGACCAAGCCAGGGAAAGTGGTAGTCATGCCATTGAGTTAGCCCGAAGAGGTTGCTCAAAGTCATATACCATTGCATCCATGATGGCTAAGAACCTTATCCTAGGTGAGAGTCAGGAGGTAAACAGGAGGGTGACTTCAATCCTTACTGCACATCAGAAGGAATACCTTGCTGACAAGGATGGTACTTTGTCTAAGTTTGAGCCTATGATTGACTTTGTCAAGGAGAACACTGAGTTCCCAAGACTAAGGCTCAGAAGTTCTGCTCAGGATATGTTCTGGCAGATGGGCTATATGGATGACAATGGAGTGAAGAAAGGCTCATTGAACACTGTAATGGGTGTGTCTTCAAAGGATGATAGTGGTAAGCTTAGAGGTAAGAGAGGTTACATATTCTTCGAGGAGATGGGTTCATTCCCTAACCTCATTGAAGTATTTGATATTGTCAGGCAGGGTATGGAGGAGGGTGATTACACCTATGGTCTTGCATATCTAGTGGGTACTGCTGCTGAAAAGGAGTCTAACTTTGAGTCAGCTAAGACACTACTATATAACCCTGCTGGTAATAATATCTATGCTATCAAGAATGTGTATGATAAACCCAAGCAGGGTAAGCCTACCTTTGGCTACTTCTTCCCATCATACCTTAATAGAAAGGGATGCTATAACCATGATGGTGTATCAGATGTGGTAGAGGCACTTAGGCAGATTCTGATGGCTAGGTACAATGCAAAGTACAATAGCAGTGACCCTAATCAGGTGCTCAGGCTTATTGCTGAAATGCCAATCACTCCAGCTGAGGCTATTATCAAGGTTAAGAATGCCTTCTTCCCAGTGACTGCACTGACAGAAAGGCTGCAACAGCTAGACCTTGACCCCAAGGCTTATGATGATGTGTACATAGGTAGCCTAGTCCTTACTCAGAATGGTGTGGAGTTTGTAGAGACACAGGACACCCCAATCAGGAAATGGAATGTGGACAATAGCACTGTGGGTGCTATAGAGCTTTATGAACTGCCTCAGAAGGACAGCACTGGAAAAGTGTATGAGAACAGATATGTTATAGGGCATGACCCTGTGGATAATGACCAGGCTGAATCTAGCTCACTGTCCTCTACCTTTGTCTTGGACCTCTTCACTGACAGGATTGTAGCTGAGTACACTGGTAGACAGCCATTTGCTGATGACAACTTTGAGATAGTAAGGCTACTATGTATGTTCTACAATGCCAAGTGTCTATATGAGTCCAATAAGAAGGGTATCTATGCCTATTTCCAGAAAATGCACTGTACTCACCTGCTTGCAGATACACCTGAGTACCTCAGGGACAAGCAGATGATTAAGTATAGTTCATTCGGTAGTAATGCAAAGGGTGTAAATGCCACTGCTGCCATCAACAACTATGCCAATGGTCTTATCAGAGATTGGCTTCTCAAGCCAGTGCATACCATTATTGTTGAGGATGGTCAAGAAAAGGAGGTTGTTGTACCTAATCTGTACTTCTTAAGGAACAGGGCTTTGATTGAGGAGCTTATTGCATTTGACCCAGTGAGGAACTTTGACCGCATTAGAGCATTAGGTATGCTTATGCTGTACAGAGAAGAGAAGATAATCCTCTATGGAGGTGAACTAAATGCTGAGGCCCAGGAGAAAGTTGATAAATCCTACCTTGGAAACGATGACTTCTTTGAAAGGAACTACGATAAAAGGATAATGGATAACTAAGTAAACGGGTGTGCAGGCATAAGTAATTTACTTTTATGCTTGCACACCTGTAATTTTTTACTTACCTTTGCATAAAATTTGAGTAATATGAGTTTCGGTAATATTAATTTGCCACAGCAGCAACTGCCAATGTCACAGAAAGGCAGAAAGTGGAGAAAACTCCATTTGGATTGGGCAGACAGCAGGACATTCTTCAATTATGCCCCTGTCAGGAACTCCACAATCCACAAGAGAGTCAACTATGACCTCTTCAATGGCAAGTTGCATATGCAGGACTTGGAGGCAGTACTCAACCCTGAGGCTATCAAGGAAAAGGTCACTCCATCAGCCATCCAGCATTACCCCATTATTAATAGCAAGTTGCAGGTACTTAGGGGTGAGGAGTCAAAGAGAGTCTTTGACTTCAGGGTTGTTGTGACCAATCCTAACTCAATTTCAGAGATAGAGGAGAACAAGAAGCAAGCTCTGCTCCAGCAGCTTCAACAACTGGTTGCTGACCAGTCACATAGTGAGGATGAGTTCAATCAGAAGCTTGAAAAGCTGTCTGACTACTTCACTTATGAGTGGCAGGATATGAGAGAGGTAAGGGCTAACAACCTCCTTAACCATTACATTAAGGAGTATGATATGCCTCTTATGTTCAACTCAGGCTTCATGGATGCAGCCATTGTAGGTGAGGAAATCTACCAGTGTGATATTAGGGGTGGAGAACCTATCATTGAAAGACTGAACCCACTCAAGGTAAGGGTATTCAAGTCAGGATTCAGCAATAAGATTGAGGATGCTGACATTATTATAATTGAAGACTACTGGTCCCCAGGTCAGGTTATTGATGCCTATTATGATGTCCTCAGTAAGAAGGACATTGCCTATATAGAGTCTGCTCCAGACATTATCCCACAAGCCAATGAAATGGGTGAGAGGGATGAAAGGGCAGAGTTTGTCAATCACCACATGATTGATGATGTAATTGCAGGCACTGATGAGTATGGCATGGGATTCTACTTTGACCCATTTGGTCTTTTCAGTGATGGTGCTGGTGAACTTCTCCCATTTGATACCAATGGTAATGTGAGGGTACTCAGAATGTATTGGAAGTCAAGGAGGAGGATAAAGAAGGTAAAGAAGTATGACCCTGAGACAGGTGAAGAGTACTTTGACTTCTACACTGAGGACTATGTACTGGATGAGGCTATGGGTGAAGAGGAAGAGATTCACTATATCAATGAAGCCTGGGAGGGCACTAAGATAGGTCAGGAAATCTATGTGAACATGAGACCTAGGGTAGTGCAGTACAACAGGCTTACCAACCCCTCAAGATGCCACTTTGGAATTGTGGGTTCAATCTACAATATCAATGAGAGCAAGCCATATAGCCTTGTTGACATGATGAAGCCATACAACTATCTGTATGATGTCATCCATGATAGGCTTAACAAGATAATGGCTAAGAACTGGGGTAAGATTATACATCTTGACCTTGCTAAAGTACCAAAGGGATGGAACATTGACAAGTGGATGTACTATGCAAAGCATAACAATGTTGCAGTCATTGACTCATTCAAGGAAGGTAACATTGGTGCAGCCACTGGAAAGCTTGCTGGAGCATTGAACAATGCAAGCAATGGTGTCATTGATGCAGAGCTTGGCAATATCATACAGCAGTACATTAACCTGCTTGAGTTCATCAAGATGGAAATGTCTGAGGTAGTGGGTGTAACAAGACAAAGAGAGGGTCAGGTAGCCAACAGAGAAACTGTTGGTGGTGTAGAGAGGGCCACTCTTCAGTCATCACATATCACTGAATGGATTTTCACCATCCATGATGATGTCAAGAAGAGAGCACTGGAGTGCTTCTTGGAGACTGCCAAGATTGCAATGAAAGGACAGAAGAAGAAGTTCCCATATCTGTTGTCTGATGGTTCCATGAGGTTCACTGATATTGACGGGGATGAGTTTGCTGAGTCAGACTATGGACTAGTAGTTGACAATGGCAATGGCATCCAAGACCTCAATCAGAAGCTGGATATGCTTGCTCAGGCTGGTATTCAGAACCAGATGATTTCCTTCTCTACCATTATGAAACTGTATGGTAGCTCCTCACTTGCTGAGAAGCAGAGAATGGTTGAGAATGATGAGAAGAGGATTCAGGAGAGACAAGCACAGCAGGCTCAGGCAGAACAGCAGATTAAGCAGAGTGAGATTCAGCAGAAAGCTGCCCTTGAACAGGCTAAACTTGAACAGGAGAACCTACTCAACCAGAGGGATAATGAGACTAGGGTCATTGTTGCTCAGATTGGTGCTGCAAGCAGACAAGCCCAAGCCAATGATGGTATTCAGGAGCCTGAATATTCTCAGGAGGCTAAGGATAAGCTTGCAGAACAAATGAGGGAGTTTGATGCTAGGCTTGCCCTTGACAGAGACAGGCTTGCCTTTGACAAAGATAAGGCTGATGAAGACGCAAGTCTCAAGAGGGCTGCTCTAAAGAAAAAGACTGTAACATCTAACAAATAAAAGATATGACTAATCTATTTACCCAGGAACAAATTGATGAGATAAGGTACAGACTATCCATCCAAAGTGGGTCAAAGGACACTCAGTTTGACTTGGCTGACCTTCCTCTTAAGGGTAATGAACAGATTGCCATTGTGCAGGATGGGGTCAACAAGAGGGTACAGGTTGATGAGTTCTTCCAGTCACTGAATGATTTCGGTCTTGTTGACTTCTTCAATGTGTCACATTATTATAATAGGATGACTGAGTCCTATGAGGAGTATAGGATGACACTTGAAGATGCTGTTAATTACTGTCCCCCTGATGTTCACAGAGGTGGTCAGGTTATCACATTCATGGGCACTGACTATGAATGGCACATCTGGCAGTATCTGGGAGATACTCCTGAGAACTGGACTGATATTGAGAACTATTGGGTTGACCTTCTAGTTGCAAAGTCAGTTATTGAGGATAGTCCTCTTGTATCACCTGTACTTAGTGGTAGGTGGACTGTGGGAAATGCCTCTTACACTGACAAGGACATTGTTGCTGAAAGAGGATATACTGCTACTTGGGAAGGTAACTTCCAGTGGAATAAGGAAGATGGTCACAAGTCACCTGAGAGAACAGATGGTGATTTCGGTGATTCACTGCCTGCAAGTGGACTGCCCTCCTCTACTCTTTCCCAATCCTTCACTGATAGTGGCAAGATTGAACAGTCACTATTTGCAGAGAAGATTGGTATGATTGTAAAGGGTGAGAAAGTAGTCAATGCTACTGGTGAGGATGAAACCAAGGATAGTGTATCTGTTACCTTCAAGGACAGACTATTCTACGGACTTACTGATGGTGTACCTACAGCTGCACAAATCAAGAATCTGACTTCAGAACTTGTAAGCAGCAGGGCTAAGACAATCAGGAACATCACTGCTCCTAAGACCAAGTACTTTGTCTATGCCTATCCTAAGTCTCTTGGAGACCTTACAAACATCATTCAGGATGGTGCTACTCCAGTACTTACAGCCTTTAACAAGTATGAGGTTGACTATGTAGCTATTCCAGGCAATACTGTCAGACTCAATGTCTATGTATCAGCCAATGATGGTGCATTTACTAATGTTCAACTACAATTCATTTAAGATATGGCAGAGAACAAACTATTCTATCCAGCCAAACTTGCATCCAATAACCCTGATACCTATGGTATTGTGGATGCAACTGAAGTCTCTGGCTTCAGGGCTATTGTATCACTAGACAAGCTGTTTGCCCTGCCTGATTCTATTCTTAGTATCACTAAGACAGGTGAGGATGCAGTAGGACAGTATTGGTGGGTCATTGCTGATGGTGCTTACTGGCAGCTGGTTAATTGGGCTGGCAGGAGAAGTGCAGCAGGATGGGTTAAGATTGTACCTAAAGTGATGTCAGAGGCAGCTAGTGAAGTTGACTATGAAGCTGAAAGAGTACAACTGAAAGGTGGTACTGAGAGTAACCCCAAGAATATTAACCCAATTACCACTACTACCAATGTCTATGATGAGAATTTCAAGGAGAGAAACCTTGAGCTTCTGTCTGACATTCTGAAAGACTTTGACTATAGGATTGACTATGCTACTGAAGCAGCCCTTACTGATGGTCTGCTACAAGGTATTGCTACTCCAACTACCAATCCTCTTGTAGAACCAGGCCAGAAAGTTGCCTATGTAGCTACTCAGGCTGGTGAATATACTCACTTCGAGGATAGTGAAGGTCATCCTTTGTCACTTGACAGGTTTAGCATCGGTATTTTCTACTATGATGGAGAGTCTTGGCAATTAACAGTCCTTGATGTGGAGCAAGACAGAGTCTTTGATGGTGGCAGGGCAGATACCTTCTATGGAGGTGCCAGAGAAATTGATTGTGGCAATGCCTCAAGAATATAAACTGACTTATTAAGAGAAAGCAAATTACTTAAACCCTTGGTTATGTCCAAGAGTTTAAGTAATTTTGCAGTCAAAATGAATAAATCCAATAATTAACTGATTATGGCAGACAGAATACAACTAAGGAGAGACACTCGTCTTAGGTGGGAACAGATTAATCCTATCCTACTTGAGGGTGAGGAAGGCTATGTCCTTGACAATCCCAACCTATATAAGCTGGGTGATGGTATTCACACTTGGAATGATTTGCCTTGGAGAGGTTACAATGGTAATGTAATCAATGAGAACCTTGGGGCAGATGAGCAGGCTGTGGTATCAGAAGCAATGACTAGCAAGCTTGCCACTGAGATTAATGTCTCAATCCTTTATCCTACAGGTGGTCCTAATGGAACCAACCTCTATGATATTGACACTGCCATCACCAAACTGCCTGAGTCAGTGCAGAGGAAAGGTATCAAGGTATCATTCCTTAATGCAGAAGCTGACTATGAGGTATGGCAATTTGTTGGTGAGGACATCACTATGGTCAGTGACTGGGAACAGTGTGGTTCTCCTACCAGGGGTCACATTATCCAAAATGACCAGTACATCTTTGCCATTGTTGATGATGAGGGCAATCTGCTTCTAGGTATTGACTTCTCTGGTTCCATTGTTGCCTCAAAGGGTATGTCAGATGAGACTAGGGAAGAGTTCAGGAAGCTGGTAAGATGGCAGGAGAAACAGGATGACAGGCTGCTTTTGCTTGAGCAGGGTCTGTGGCCACTTGAGGTTACTTACTCACTTAGTAAGAGTGCAGTAGAAGTAGGACAGGAGTCCACAATCGTGGCTAATGTCAAGGTGATGAGAAAGGGTGTAGATGTTACTGCTGATGCAGACATCACTATTAATGGAGAACACACCACATCCTTTGTGGTTACTCCTGAAGAGACTGGCACTCTCAACTTTGCATTGGTTGTTGAGTATGAGGGTCTGTCCTATGCTGACACTAAGACAGTTGCTGTCACCTATAAGACCTACTATGGTAGTGTATCTCCTTCATTCATTCCTGATGAAGAGGTTATCAAGGGTCTTTCCTCAGTGGTTATTCCTACTAATAAGTATAAGGTAAGCGGCATTAACCTTGCCTATGAGAAGTTTGTATATGCTTATCCTATTAGTAAAGGTGAGCTTACTACCATTACTGATGAGAATGGCTATGAACTCATTGACTCATACTCAAGGTCTGTAGTTGCTATTGATGAGATAGAGTACTACTGCTATGTGCTGACTAACCCAATAACTATTTCAAACGGAGTTCAGAACTATGGAAATTAAGGGTACAAAACTATTTGATGGATTTGTCTTTCTAGGTAAGGAGTTCCTAGACAAAAGGTCTAGTGTCCTTTCTCTTAATAACCTGAAAGACATTGACCCCAATACCATACCTGAAGGTTTCAGAGTCTATGTCAAAGAGGTGAAGCAATGGTATCAGTATGATGCTGACTTCCACTCAGAAATGACTGGTCACTGGAGGACTTCTGAAGGTATGGAGGAAATTGACTCTGAGGAGTTCATCTATGCCATTGTAGACTCTGAGGGAAAGATACTTTCAGGCATTAAGGTAGACGGCACTGTCTATAATCCTACCTTGGAGACAGGTAATGCTGTGTTCTCATCAATGAATGTTGATGAGTTCCTATGGGCAGTAGTTGACATGAACCAGCTTATCCTCTTTGGTATTAAGAAGGATGGTTCACTATATGCTCCTAAGGGTGTACCTGATGAAGTTGAAGAAAGGTTCAATCAACTCTCAGCTCTCACAGTCCTGACTAACACAGATAACTGGCTGTTTGCATTTGTTGACCCAACAGACACTGTTGTCTGGGGTATTCAACCAGATGGCACTATCTATCAGGGTAAGGGTATTCCTGATGATGTAAAGGCAGAGTTCAAGAAAGTATGGGGCAGACTCAGTGACTTTGATGAACTACAAGTGCTTGAGAATGATGGTGTTTGGCTATTTGCTATCACTGACTCAGAGGGTAAGGTTCTATGGGGTATTGAAGCTAATGGTAACATTTACCAGGGCCTAGGTATTCCTGAGGAGACCAAGAAAGAACTCTCTGATATTAAATCAAGGATGAAAGAGTTGGCTGGTCTACAAGTGTTGGAGAACACAGATAACTGGCTATACGCTATCCAAGATACAGAAGGTTCTATCCTATGGGGCATTGAGCCTGATGGTACAATCTATCAAGGAAAGGGCATCCCTGAGGATGCTAAGGAGTGGCTACAACAGCTGACTGACCTAGGATATAAGGTGATGCAGAATGAGCAGTACCTGTATGCAATCTGTGATGAGGATGACAATGTACTCTTTGGTATTGACTATAAGGGTAGGTCTGTTGTCAATGCAATCACTGGTATTGGTACTGTAGAGGTTGTTGAGACTGACAAGTATGTCTATGCAATCTATGACAGCACAGGCAATATGCTCTTTGCAATCCTTAAAGATGGTACTTGCTGGATGTCCAAGTTTGATGGAGAGTCTGCTTCTGACATTGCAAATGGTTATCTTTCAGGTCTTGATGATGAGGAGTTCATCCACATTGTAAGAGACTCTGAGGGCTACATTGTCCTAGGTGTAAGATGGGATGGTTCCATCTACATTCCTAAGGGTATGTCAGAGGATGCAAAGCTCTACTTCAAGCAGGTTGACAAGAGGTTTGCCAATGTTGAGGCAGACATTGACTACTTGAAGAAACATGGTAAGGACTGGTCTGATGAAGCTGACCTATGGCTACCTATTCCTAGAGTATGTGCAAGAGTTGAGATTGAGGGTACAATTCCTACTTCAAAATATATTCCTGTTGATGGCAGACTTACCTATAGTGACTTCGATGGTAACTCATTTACCAAGAAGATTCAGTGGAACATTCAAGGTAACATTTCAGCAGGCTTTGACAAGAAGAACTACTCTATTGACCTCCTTAGTGAGAATGATGAAGAGTTCACAGTCCAGTTTGGTACTTGGGTTCCTCAGGATTCATTCCACTTGAAGGCTCACTACTCAGACTTCTGGAAGACAAGGGCTATGTGTGTGTATAGGCTTGCAGAGCTTATTTCACAGTACAGACCTTATTATAACAGGAGACCTTGGGATAAAATCTTCGGTGCTGCTACTCAGCAGACAGCTGATGCACTCAAGGGTGGTATTGGTGAGGTTGACCAAGATATGAGGGATGGTGCTCTAGGCAGACCTGATGGTTTCCCATTCATGCTCTATATCAATGGCAAGCCTTATGGTATCTACACTTGGAATATTAAGAAGAGCAAGGATAACTATCATATCACCAAGAATGATGATACTGGTGCTCAGATGTTCTTTGGAGACTACATGACAGGTGTATTCCAGAGACTCAACTATGATTACTGGGCAATCGTTGACTGGGATGTTCAACTAGTCAGTGGTGCTGGTGATGCAAGGAGTGCTGTTATCACTTCATATAGCTCTAGCAATGGTGCTCATGCGGTTATGGAGAGTGCTGGTGTTGAGGGTATGACACTCTCAATTACCAATAGCTCTACCACTTACACATATCCTGTTTACTACAATGGTGCTCCTGTGACAGCAGAGAATACTTGGGCAGCAGGTGATTGTGTATATATCAAGAGAGAGGGTACTTCTCCTGACTACCACTTCAACCTTGTCAAGAGAGAGAGGTGGACTGAGGACACACCTTATGCAGTCAATCAGATTGTGTATGACCCTGAGACCTTTGATTATGAGGTTAATGGTAATACATCTTCTGTAACTATCAGGAGAGTTTTCAGGCTTCAGGTTTCAAACAACACTACCTTCGCAGGTATTGAGTATGATGATGAGACAGGCTTTGCTTATCAGACAGTGTACTACATTGATGAAGAGACTGGTCAGCAGATGACTAGGAGAGGTGGTAAGATTTCTCCTTATTACAACTCTTTGAGACCTTCTCAGATTTGCTGGAGACACCTTGAGGTAAGGAATCCTAAGAAGACTGTTGTGAGATACCCACTTGGTAAGCAAGATGGTGTCATGCAGTACCAGTATGAGTACTACAACTATGACAGCCCAGCAGACTTTGCATATAGTGGTGTGTATGAGTACACACATGAGATTATCTCTTCTGATATGATTTCAGAGAAGAATCTCACAAAGCTCATTGCAACAGGTGAGACTAAGGCTTTCAGTAAGAAAGAGTACAACAGGTCAGTGAACACAAGAGCCAATCTTGAGAAGTATAGTAGGGTAATCCCAGTTCTCAGAACCACTCTTACTCCTAGAAACCTCTTTGATTGGGGCTTCATGGGTGATGAAGCAACTCTGGAGAACTATCAGGAGATTTGGGATGCTCTAACAACAAGTCAGCAGGCAACTCTGACCAACCATGTGAAGAAACAAATCTTCACTGAGCACCATGATGTTGACCATGCTATTGACTTCTTCCTTGTGTACAATGCTACCAACTACTATGATAGTATCACTCACAACACCCTTTACACTACCTATGATGGTAAGAAGGTTGTTCCTAACCTGTATGATACTGACATTGCACTTGGTATGTCATCTACCTACACTAACTCATTCCCTGCTGTTCCATCAGGTGTACTAAATGCAGGTGATGCCACATTTGTTGGCTGGCTCTACAGATACTACATTGATGAAATCAAACAGAGGTGGAAAGAGTACAGGGATGCAGGTGTTATCAGTACTGCAAGCTTCTCTAAGCTTGTCTATGACCTTACTGACAACATTGGTGTTGAGAATTACAAGACTGAGCTTAAGCTGTGGACACAGCCTGGTTACAGAACCCCTGTTTACTGGAGGATGCCAGCAGGCTCTCTGACTGCAATTACTAACAAGAGTGGTGAGTTCAAGTCTTGGGGTTACAATGAGGACAATAACAACTATGCTAGTATGCCTGCTGCACTCAAGGCTCTATATGATGCAGACCCAAGTTCTGTTGAGTATGACCCAGAGAGGCAGTATGTAAGTGCAAATGGTACTACTGAGACTATGTACTGCACCATTACAGATGGTGATACAGTTCATTGGTATCAGTGTACTGCAAACTGTAAGGGTCAGAATCCTACTGAGACTTACACTTGTGGTAGTCCTACTAGCGGTGGTGTTATTGACTCACCAAAGAGAACAATCAAGTGGTTTGAGCAGAGGCTTGCATACCTTGATACTCTATGGGCTTATGAGCCTGCACCTGACCCAGGTGCTGATTCAAGCATCCCTTCGAGTGTTATTGATGACATTATTAATGGCTAAATAAACAGCTCCCTCTCGAAAGGGAGGGAGCATTTTTCTAACTTCTAATTTTTTATAAGATTTATGGCAAATTATCTTGACGCTGCTGGTCTTAACCAGTACACTACCGCCCTTAAGAATGGTACTCTTAAGGTGGGTGCAGCAGGTGCTGCTGATGAGGTTCCCGCATCTGGTATTCAGGGTGTGATTGACCTTGCTAATCTTCCTGCTGGTGCTCTTGAGAGGATGGTTGTAGTTGCTGATGAGACAGCAAGACTGGCTCTGACTACAGCTAGTGTTCAGAATGGTGATACCGTTAAGCAGAGTGACACAGGTGTCCTTTACTTTGTGAAGGATGACACCAAGCTTGGTGGTGCTGATGCTGCTCAGGCATTTGAGGTTTACACCGCAGGTTCTGCTACATCTGCTCCTTGGAGTGGTATTACTGGCAAGCCTGAGAGCTACACTCCATCTGCACACAATCAGGATGGTAGCACAATCAATGCACTGACTGGCTATGCAAAGGCTTCATCAAAGGCTGATGTTGCTCCTGCTGATTCCCTGATTGCTGCTATCGGTAAGCTGGAGAAGAAGGCTGATGATGCTGCTGCCGCTGCTGCTGACTATGCAGCTATTGACAGCACGGACATTGCTGCTATTATTGCAGGTACTTGGAGCTAAACCACTAAACCATTAGTGTATGAATTTCCTAGATGCGTTTGGTCTCAATGAGTTCTTCAAAAGCATCAAAGGCATCTTTGTCAAAAAGGAGAATATCAAACCATATACTAATTCATATCAGATAGTGGATATGGGCAATTACCTTTCTGCTGTAGTAGATAAGGACAGCCATATTCTCTGTTTCATTGATAGTAATGGTAAGGTACATCATCCTATTGGCACTGTAACATCAGGACTCTCCGTAGAGGGTGATGCTGCCATTAGTGGCAAAGCCCTCATCGGGGACTCCAAGTTACTAGAAGCAGATGAGGGTGGCATGGTCTTTACTCTCATTGACCCAGAGAATCGTATGCTTCTATGGATAAATACTGATGGTACTGTGGATTTCCAAGGAATACCTACTGATGTTAAGGAAGAGATTGAGGCACTAAAGACTAGGGTTAAAGCATTGGAAGATGCTCAATAACCCTCTAAAGCCTAAGCTAAGTAATTTACTTAGGTCAAAAATTTGGTAGTTTGGAAAAATTTGCTTACCTTTGCACTCGAATTTGCGAAGTAAAAGCAACAAGAGATAATTAACATTAACAATCAATCATTTCAACTATGAGTAAAGGTTTGAAATTGGTTCTACCTTCAGCAGTCTCTGACCCTGAGGGCAAGCTAAGAAAACTGGAGCACTACTATGGCATTGAGTTCGTAAGAGGTGCATCTAATGGTGGTAGTGATAAGGGCTATTATAGGCTGATTGGTGATGAGAATCTCCTTTCTGAAATGAGATTCCACAATCAGATTAAGATTGCCAATGTCAAGGATGCTACTCTTCAGTATCTCTACAACCAGGTGAACTTCAACCAGACTGAATCTGGTGCCGCAGCTAGTGTTAATGGTAGTGATGGTTCTGATGTTATCCAGCTGCACACAAAGACTGTGTATGCAGTGCTGGGTGGAACCAACGCTACTTATGAGAGATTCATTGTGAGTGATGCTCCATTCACTTATGATGGTGATGAGGCTATTGCCTTTGACCCAATGGGTGACTCACCTGACTATGTTACCATTCAGGATGGCAAGTCAAGGAGTATCTACAATGAGAACGTAGTTGGTACTCAGGGTGCTGCCAATGCTGCTGTTACCAACCTTGGTGAGAGTGGTCTAGGTGATGCTACTGCCGCAGGTGGTTTCCCAAGAACTTCTACTTCGAGGTATGGCTATGAGGCAGCTGCTAGGGCTAAGAACTCTGTGTCTACCAAGAACACTCCTTATGCACCTTACAACA